ACTGGGTTGCGATTGAATCCGTGTTCGACGTTGGCAAGGTAACCAGCTTTTGAAGGATAGCCAATTCGCCCTCCGACTTGCGTGCCGTTTGGGCTTGGTAGTGCTTGATTGTTACGACCAAAGATTTTTTGGAAGTAATCGGCTATTGCCACTATATCTCGTAAACGTAAGTGTTTGATTCGTGTCCGTTTACAGCGTAGATGAGAGCATCGACCATATCGTCGGGCTTCCCATCTTTGCCGTCGAACATAAGCAGTTGCTCGGTAAATTCCAAAGGTACGCTATTCACATGTTTGATGTACCCGTGCTCATACTTGCCCGCGATGGGTAGGAAGCGGGTGAGCTTATTGCGACCGCGTGGATTGACACCCTGAATGTTCAGCATGGTTTCGGCTCGGAGCTGCTGTACCATCACTTCTTGATACGCCACGTTCTCCACGCACACGCGCACCGCATTCCAATTGTACGCAGTCTGCTTGATCTTATCTTTAGTCTCGTTAAATGACCACTTGCCGAACACCACGTCAGCGACATAATACGTCGTCCCACGCTTGCCCACCACCACGATAGCGCGATCGTCTGCGTTGGACTTCATGCCTACCGCCAAGTCTACGCCAATCACGTAGGTTATGTCATCTTCTGGAAGCAGAGCGTATTGCAGCCACTCCTTACGCATGATGCGCCCCATTGGCCCGATGAATTCCCCTTCCAGTTCCTGCCGCGCAAACTCGCTCGTATACGTTTCTTCGAGCGTCCTGACGTATTCAGGCGGTAGGTGGACATTGTCCCTTGTCTTTGCCTGCGCTACAAAGTATTCTGGATTGCCTTCCGTCCACTTACGGTAGAAGCGCTCATATACCCAGTTGGTATCTCCATTAGGGGATGTGGTAAGCCAGCAAGCGGTAGGATCGCGGCGAATACGACCAAGCATAACGTCCCACGTTGCGCCGTCCATATAGTCCGCTTCATCTAGGTAGAACCAGTTGAGGTTAGGGCCTCGGAGTGAATCGGGCTTGTCTGCTGATCTCCAGAACACGGTAGTACCGTTGCGTAGTACGGTTACGCCTTCGCTCTTGTTATGGCTCTCGACCGCTTGCCCAAACTTCTCAAAGAACGTGAGCAGCGTAGCATCCCGCAGCATCGGATAGGTAGGGGCTATGACCGTGCCAAATGTCCCTGACGGCTGCCGTAGTATCTCAAGACATCCTGCTAACGTCTTGCCGCTACCGATACCACCCACGAAAAGCCGATGCCGTGCTCTACTGTTCCAGAAGGCCGTCTGCGCTGGCAATGGTGTTGTTACTTGTATCATCTGCTTCTAGTGGTATGGTATTCGGTTTCGGGCCAATAACGATGTTAAACTCTTGCCGCTCATTGGTTTGGTGCATCTTCTGGGACATACCTAGTCGATGCTCTGCAAGGCGCAACAATACCGCACCGTTGCGTTTCCTGTTGCCGTTCTGATCTGGTACGCCTATTACGCCTTCTTCCCATAGGGCAGCGTAAAGTTCAATATCGCCGTTTGCCTTTGCCTGCGATATAAGCTCTGCGTAGCGCCTGCGTATCGTCTCGCCAGATACTAGGGGCTTGCCGTCTGCATCCTTGCCGAGTGCTCTTGCAATAGCTTCAAAGCCAGCCCCCTTCGTCGCAGCTTCCCATATCTTCTCTTCGTCGAGTTCTAACTTTTTACGGCCCATTATGAGGTCTGCATAACTAGTTTGTAAAATTCCACATTACTCACTCTATCTCTTCAACTTGCACGGTAAAGTTAATATCTAGCAGCGTTTCCATGCGCTCGACATATTCACGGAAGTTAGCATCCGTCTCAATCTGATTGCGCATGTTACGCAGCGCGTGGATAACTGACGAATGGTGCTTGTTAAATAGCCGCGCTATCAAGGAATTAGATAGCCGGTACTTCGTGAATAAGAAGTACATAAGCAGGTATCGGCATTCTACGACCCAATGAAATCGGGATTGCGCTACAAGCTGCTCCCATGTGCAGTTATAGAGCTTGCAGAATTGGTCGATAAGGTTTAGGATAGCTGGGTTTTGCGTGTTTGGTCTCATGGTATGTTTTTGTTTGATGATTTTTAATGCTCTTCTAGTGTCTGTTATGTGTGAAGGGATCATGTGTCTATTGAGTGCTATGCACAAATAATCCTGCATCGCGCGCTTGCCTACCTCTGGAAATAGGTCGGGCTGCTTAAGAGCCCACGTTACGAACCGTGAGCGGTGCACGTCAAAGTATTTTAGGATGGTGTCGGACATTGCCAGCACCTCATTTAGCTTTCTATACCGCCTCATATTTACCCTCCGTGTTGTTTTTGAGTTGTTAAGTAATGCTTAATAGTTGTTTGCAGGTCGTTTCCAGCCCCGTAGACGCGTTTTTATTCGTTGTTTGATACTTTGGACGCTCTAGGATGTTCAAACGCTTGTAATCCGACCTCTTAATTCATCCAACCACGGCAAACCTTCAAACTTGATGCCCTTTTTATGCTCGACCTTTATCATCTCCATTGCTACCTTTTCGAGCTCGTACGGTGACGGTGGTATCTGATACCCGTACTTTTGGCTTTGGTCTACGTCTTGCAAATGCTGTGGGTCTATTTTAGCCTCGATTTTGCCGCGCCTGAATCCTTTGTCGTATGCTACGGCTCGGATGTTCTCTAGATCGTGCTTTGTGATTACGAAGTACTCACCACCTTTTTGCTTTGCTTCTGCTGCTTTAACCTCCTCATCATCTGGGTAGAAGTCAGCAATGTCGATTATTACATTTGCGCCACGGAAGGTAAAATCTTTGTAAAGCAGCACTAGCTCGGCTTTTTTAGCAATATCGTGAATATACTGGCGATCATGTAGTTCCTGAAGTATCGCCTTGGCTCGTACCGGTTCCAATTGCAAGCCCCGTAGGTTGTCCAATTTGACTAATAACCTTGTGAACCATTCCGTCCGTGCCCGATCTTTGTCTGACTGACTCAACGGCGATGTTTGCGAGCTGTTCGTAATAGGTCTCTCTATCTGTCCGTTCCCTGTCGCCGCGTTTAGGTTGTGCATTTGCTGCTCCTTGTGATTGTTTGTACTTCGCTTCGTTTCTAATCCAGTTGCGTGCTGCTGATTGCCAGTTCTTCATTGGGTTCTTACCTACACGCCATCCGTTAGATGTGTAATAGTCGAAATAGGGCTGTGCTAGGTCATGGCGGAATTGAGAAGTAAAGAATGCCTCAACTTCCTCGAAACTTGGTGGCGTGAATGCGCGCGAGCGCATACTCACACTATCTATTTGTTCTATATTCTTACCTTCTTTACTTCTTAACTTCTTATGATAGTGCCCTTGCTGTGCCCTTGCTGTGCCCTCCGTGTGCCCCTCTGTCAATTGCTGTTCTTGTAAGTCGTTATAATTCAAAACGATAAAGTGTGTCGTTGCTGTGCCCTTTTTTGGCAAAATCATTGCGTCAACTTCAGCATGCTTTAGGAAGTTGCGTACACTTTTCTCGCTTGTGTGCGATTGCTGTGCTAGCGTTCTTATGCTTGTGAGTATCTCGCCGCGCTCAACAATAACCAGTTTACCATGCACTAAAACTTTTGATTGCTTCCAGTTTGTGCCCCATAGAATAGCTAGCCAAATGTTGGTATAATTTGGGTTCTTATAGACCCAATGATCCTGCATCTTGCGGTAGAGCTTGATCCACGATTTATCCATAGCAAAATAAGCTACCCCTAGCTCATGCTGTTCTGCTACGGTCAAATCTAAACCGCCGGTGGCCTCTCGACCATCGGGAACTTCAAAAGCTAGGGGTGTATTTTCTTGATTCATATGACTTGGTTTTAGCATTAGCAATCTATGGCACTTACGCCATAATTGGATGATATTTCTCTGTGCGCGTTATCAACGTGTCAGAGCTTACGCAGCCATACTTGCCAGTTCTTTGCTAGCAGCTCATATTCGCCGTCGTGTACCTCTAGGAACGTGTCAATCCCCTGCTTTGGATTGTATGCCGGGCCTTTGCCTGCATCCCATTCGTAATCGTCAAATGCCAAGATACCGCCCTGCTTAAGATACTTCCATCCCTTTGCACCGTCTTTCCAGACCTGATCTGCGGTATGATCGCCATCGATGTAGACAAAGTCAAACTGATTGCGATCTAGCATGTTCGCGTAGCTATCGAAGAACCTATCTGACGTCATACGGAAGTATCGGCACTTCATGTATGCCCGCAGCCCGATCCTGTCTAGATATGTGTCAAAAACATCTACCCAGTCAAACAGCTCGTGCTCTGCTTCGTCGCTGCCCTGCCACGTGTCTACGTCATACAGCATTACTTTGTTACCTGTTAGCACATACCGTAGCAGCCAATCGCTTGCATGCCCTACAAATGCTCCGATTTGTAATGCTTGGTAGTTATCGCGCCCTGCTTCTGGTAGCAGGAACTCTGTAAAGTTTGCCCGTGCTACGCGGTCAAACCAGTTAGGATATTCAGTCATCGACCCTCCGATTATGTACGTATATCTCAAGTGCGATATACATCACTAGCAGCACCAAGCTGATAGCTAGCCCCCTGTCGATTGCGTCCATGTGTCCTCCGTTATACTTCTTGTGTTGAAACTCCGGCTTCTGCGAACATCAGCCACCCTTGTTTGATTGAGTCATGCCAGCGATCAGCGTATGCGTTGTCTGGCTTAACATAAACTACTCTCGTAATGCCCCGCTGGATTATGTGTCCTGCGCAGTTAGCGCACGGGGCTGCCGTTACGTACATCGTGCATCCTCTGACGTCCGCTGCGAAGTGCAGCGCGTTGGCCTCGGCGTGAATGGTGCGATATAGCTTTTGATCGCGTGAGAAGCCGGACGGCTCTATACATCCCTTTGGTGCTCCGTTATAGCCGCAAGAAACAATCCTGCGGTCTGCATCTACTATCACCGCACCTACTTGCGTGCTAGGGTCTTTGCTCCACGTCGCTACCAGCTGCGCTAACTGCATGAATCTTGCATCCCATTTGCTCATCAATCCTCCTTTAACACGTTGATTCGTGGTAAATCCGCTCCGATTATGTTGCACGCATCATCTATCGACCGTGCTACGCCGTACTGCCCTCTCCAATGCGCTGCAAACTCGTACTGATCTTCTGTCAGCTTGCCTTTGGCCTGCTTTACTTCGATCATGTAATTGCGTCCGCGCCATCCTACCACAAGATCGGGGAATCCCTGACCGACTGCACTCATAACAGCGACTGAAGCCCCGATCTTGCGTAGGTATGTTACTATCTCCTTCTGGTTTATATCCACCTTTGCAGCCCTCTTCATGGTAGCAACTGTTTGTTAAGTGCCTTACAAATAGGATATGCTCGTTTGTACAAACCAGTATATACCACTTTACCATCTGGACTAATTATCTGATGTTCATCTTGCGATACTTTTTC